CTCAATTGACCGCTGCCCTCTGGGATCAAGCGCCTATACACAACAAAGCTTGGAAGCGCATCCATTCAGCTCTGCTTGTTATAGGCGGCGTCGAATTGAATCCCGGGCCATATGCGTTCACTGTGGCCACTTGCCCTAAAGGCAAGTCTGAGGATTGGGACCCAGCTGTGGAGCATTCGGGAAGCGGTGACCTGTGCATTTTGTGCGGGTCCCGAGTTAAGGTCGTGCGTGACCCTGCGGGTGTGATGCGAAACAGGCACGTTGGTAGAATGTCGGTGTCCGATTACCGCCAATTGGAGCACATGATGCCCCCAATTGCCGTTAAAGTATTCCCAACGTCGCCTGTGGTGCCCCTTGATGATAGCAAGTCCGCGGTGGTGTCCATAGCCATTAAACCACCGCCGGTAGAGGCGGCGGCCGTGGTGGAGAAGAGCGTGGCCATAGAAATACCACCTACGCCTGCCGCCGCTTGCCCCATATCCGACCCAATTCCCACTCCTTGTGAGAGCGGGGATCCAGACGTTCGACGGCTGTTGGGAACGGATGTCCCATTAGATGTTGCGAAGACCGTGGGTAGAGAGGTCTGCCATGCGTGGGATGTGGATGTTGGCGTTGCTACGGTGTGGACGGATCACACTGTTTCCAGGCCCATCAAGTTCGATAATATTGCGGTGACGGAAGGCAAGTTGTTAATTAAGGTAGTCACGTTTACGGCGTTGTTTGACTATCAACAATACATTGTACATCACTTGGTGTTGTTGATGGCCATGTTGGCGCTTTGGCTCGGAGACTTCCCATTCATTTGCCTAACTCACAGCATAGCGCATTCGCTGTTTTATCAGGGGTTCACAGCTGCACGCAAGCAACCCCCCTCCCTCTCTAAGGCCGCTTTAATAGGAGTTTCATTCCTAATAGCCGCTTTTTTAACCACCCACGCTTCTGTTGAGACTTTTCAAAAAGCATGGGTGATTCCCTTCGTTGTCGTTTGGACAGCAGTGTTTGCTATTATGAGCCTGGCCCCAGCAACTGTCCGATTTGCGTCCATTGCGGGCTCGTTCATCCGCGACATGGAAGGGTTAGTTAGAGAGAACATTCGAGAGCATTGGTTCAAGATGTCCACTGCACTTGCACTTGTCACAATGCCGCTAGCTACTGTCGCCCTTGCGTCTGCCCCTGTGGTCGACGGTTTGCTAACCCAATATTACCCAGTTCTCACTGAGACGAAATACGGTCCCTTCACCATGGGCGTCGTCACTGTGGGTTTATTGGCATCGAATGTCTTGTACACCGCCGCACGGGCGTACGATGATTGGAGGAATCTGTGTGTTAAGACCGTAACGTACTGCCCACATGCAATTACTTGTATGTGTTTGGATTATGAGAGGAACGTGGACGAAGCCACTGCCGCATCCGTGGTTATGATGAAGTTCACTCGAATCCCGTCTTTACCACTCCCAGATAAGTATACTCTGGCTGTTGCTGAAGGCTCTGCTCTTTTCACTTTGGCACTATTGAAGAGCAGAAATTTTACGTTCCAAGGCCCCGCACCGGTGCTACTCAACCCATTTATGCTACTGGGTACAGAGTAGGCGAGGCTCCCTTGCCACCCATCGCTATCCCGCCCAAGGTCATGG